CCGGCTCGAGAACGACCGCTGGCCGTACCTCCTGCTCTGGATGGAACTCGCCGACTACATCATCCCGCGGAAGGCGAACATCTCCGATCGGTACGCCGCCGGCCAGAAGATGACCGACAAGCTGCGCGACCCGACCGCGGTCCACGCGAACGAGCTACTCGCGGCCGCGATGGCCGGAACGCTCTCCAACAAGGCGACCCGCTGGTTCAGCCTGAAGTGCCGGCGCGAGGAATTGAACGAGATCAAGGTGGTCGCGGACTGGCTCGACGATGCGACCGAGCGGATGTATTACGCGCTGGCGCAGAGCAACTTCTATTCCGAGATCCACGAGGTGTACCTGGACCTCGGGGCGTTCGGCACCGGGGCGCTGCTGGTCGACACCGACCGCAAGACGGGCAACCTTCAGTTCGGTGCGCAGTTCGCGGGGGAGTTCTGCGTGGCGGAGGACGGCTACCGCCGCGTTGACACCGTGTACCGCAAGCCGAAAATGACGGCCAGGCAGATCGTGCAGCGGTGGCCCGGGAAGGCAAGCTCGAATATCACGCGCATCGCCGCCGGCTCAGAGAAAGACACCCGGTTCGACGTGGTGCACTGCATCTATCCCCGGGAGGGCGGTCGCACCGGGTACGGGGTGCTGGCTGAGGACATGGCGTACGCCTCTCTGTATTTCGAATGGGACACCGGCCAGATCCTCGACGAGAGCGGCTACCAGGAGTGGCCGATCCCCGTTCCCAGGTGGACGAAATCCACCGGCGAGACGTACGGCCGCGGGCCGGGCCACACCGCGCTTCCGCTTGCCAAGACGCTCAACGCGACGACGGAGCAGAAGCTGATGGCCGGCATTCTGCAGATCCGTCCGCCGCTGCTCTCCACGCAGGACGGCGTAATCGGTAAAGTCTCCCTGAAGCCCGCGGCGATCAACACAGTCGCTCCCGCCCTGCCTGGCCAGATGAATCCCCCGCTGCAACCGCTGCTCACCGGCGCCGACATCCGCCCGGCCGAACTGCTCGAGGAGCCGATGCAGCGCCAGATCCACATGATCTACTTTTCCGACCTCCTAAACCTCCCCGAGGACGGCCATCAGATGACCGCGCGCGAGGTGATGATCCGCAACGAGCGAATGCAGCAGGCCCTCGGCCCGACGCTTGGACGTCTTGAGAACGAGCTTTTCAACCCGACGATCGAGCGGGTGTTCGGGATCATGATGCGCTCTGGCAGGCTGTCGCCTCCGCCCCGCGAACTCCTGGACGTCATGCAGCAGGGCGACGGGACGATCGATATCGAATACCAGGGGCCGCTGGCAAGGGCGCAGCGTTCCTCGGATACGCTGGCGATCGAGCGATGGACCGACTGGCGGGTGAAGATGGCGGTTGAAACGCAGGATATGTCCCTGCTCGACGTGATGGACATGGACGAGGCCGGCTGGCACTCCGCCGAGGTGACCGGCGTTCCGTCGAAAGTCATGCGCTCCAAGGACCAGGTCGGGTCGATGCGCGGCTCCCGTCAGGCGGATGCTGAAAAGCAGAAGGCGATCGACGAACGGCTGGCCGGCGCGCAGGAGATGAAGGACAAGGCGCCGTACCTGAAGGCCCTCACCGAAGGCAAGCCTGGGATCCAGCGCCCGCAGGCGATCCCGGAGATGGCCTCTGGCGGGATGGTGTAGTGGACCCGCGGCTACAGGAAGAGATCGACCGGCAGGAGGAGGCGAACAGGCAGGCCGCCGCCGACGCGCGCGCGAAAGAAATCCGGCGGTCGTACCTCGGGTTTTTCACCTCCAGCGACGGCCGGAATGTGCTGAGCGATCTCCGGGTGACATTTTACGACCGGATCTGCCACGTTCCTGGGGATCCGTACGGAACGCACGTTGCCGAAGGAATGCGCCAGGTCGTGCTGCGGATCCTGACGATCATGGCCCAGGAATCGGACGCCCCGAAGGAAACACAGCCGGAGGCGGAAACGTAGCATCCATCAACCGGGCAACCCCCTCGAGGGGTCCGGACGGAGGACAGAATGCCCCCTGCACCCGCTCCACCGGCACCACCCGCTCCGCCTGCACCGCCCGCGCCCCCGGGGCCGACGCCACCCGCACCCCCGACTCCTCCGGCGCCGCCAGCCCCCCCTGGGCCAACGCCGCCCGCGCCACCGGCCTCCAACCCGTACCCTCCGACCGACTGGCGGCACACCGTGTTCCCCGGGATCTCGGGGGACGAGAAGGCGCTGAAGGTCCTCGACAAGTTCAAGGACCAGGCGGCGTTCGTGAAGAGCCACGCCGAACTCGAATCGTTCCAGGGATCGTCGGTCCGGATCCCCAAGGACGACGCCAAGCCAGAGGAATGGACCACGTTCTTCGGGAAGCTCGGCCGGCCGGCGTCGCCGATGGAGTACAAGTTCGAGCGGCCGGCGCTGCCCGAAGGTATGTCGATGGATCCTGAAATCGAATCGTTCCTGCTCAACTCGTCCTTTGAGGCGGGGCTGAACGGGAAACAGGCGCAGACGATCTTCCAAGGCGCCGCGAAGCTGGCCGTCGCCCACGAGGAGAAAACCCGCGCGGATCGCGGGAAGGCCCAAGTCGCGCTCAAGGCGAAGTGGGGCATGGAGTACGATCGGCGCATCGCGCTGGCGAAGAGCGCGATCAACTTCCACCCGCCCGACGTCATCGAGGCATTCAACGGCCTGAAGCTCGCGGACGGGACGCTTCTCGGTAACCATCCGGTGGTCCTCGAGCTTCTCTATGCGGACGGCCTTGCGAAGCAGGAGGCCGGGTGGATGGTCGGCGAGGTGGACGGCATCACGACCGCCGACGCCGCGAAGGTCGAGGTGGAAAAGCTCATGAAGAACCCCGCGTACTTCGACAAGAGCAAGCCGGAACACGCGGAGATCGTTGCGAAGGTGAACAAGCTGCAGCAGCTTCGATTCCCGGGAGCGCCGCAGCAAGCCTGATCGACAGTCCCGCGGGGAACCCGAGAGGGTCCGCGGCGGTTTTCAAGAGGGGGTTTCACGCGCAAACCCCCTCTCTTTTTATTCCGGGCAACCCTGCACGGGTCCGGGCCTTGGCGACAAGGTCACGGGCAGGTCCGCGCTTTCGCGGGCAACCTCCCAGGCCGAAGGTTCCAAACGCTTCACCACTTCGGAAGGAGGATTTTCCCGATGGCAGGCGAAATCACCAATTGGCAGATCCAGGCTTACAAGGAGGGCGTCCTCCTGGCCGTTCAGCAGCGCCGGTCCAAGCTGCGCGCGGCCGTCCGCGACGACGGGAAGCTCGTCGGCAAGCGGGTGTTCTTCGATCTCCTGGCGGCGACGTCGATGCAGAAGCGCACCGTCCGCAACCAGCCCACCGTCCTCACCGACCAGACTCACAACCGCCGGGCGGGATCGATGGATCTCTACGACCTGTTCATGACGGTCGACCCCATCGACGTCCACCGGATCGGTTCCGACCCCACCTCCTCGTACCAGCAGAACGGCGTCATGGCCTGCGAGCGGCAGATCGACGACGTGATCCTCGCCGGGATGCTCGGGACCGCGTACGAGGGCGAGGACGGCGCGACGCTCGTCGCCTTCAACGCCGGCGGCAGCGCGCTGGTCGTCAACGGCGGCACCGGCCTGACCCTCGACAAGATCCTCGAGGTCGGGGAGCTTTACGAGTCGATGGACCTGCCCGACGACGAGCCGAAGTATTGGGCGTACGGCGCGTCGCAGCGGACCGATCTCCTGAACATCAACGAGATCAAGTCCAACGACTACAACAACAAGGCTCTCGTCGACGGGAAGGTGGTCTACTTCGGTGGGTTCAACTTCCTCCCGTTCCAGCGCCTGGGCATCCCCGCGGGAGCGGGCATCCGTCGCAACGTCACGTGGGCGAAGAGCGGCGTGGGGTTCTTCCTGGGCCAGAACATGGAAGTCAAGATCAACGAGCGGTCCGACCTCTCCAACGTCAAGCAGATCGGCATCACCATCGACTGCGGCGCCGTGCGCGTCGAGGACGAGAAGGTGATCGCGGTCGACTGCGTCGAGTAATTCAACCTCCGCCAAGAAAGAGAGGAGATAGCGATGAGTCAGTATTCGGATGAGGCAAACAACGAAAATG